CTTGGCGTGTTATAATGACTGAACTGGTTGGAAAGATGCACATCCCGCCAACTAGTACATGGGGTCGATTCAGGTTTCGACTACGAACATTACGCCAGGGGAAGCGTGCCGGTGCAGGCTAGAGACCACCGCAAGCGTCGCAGCAACTCATAAGCGCCGAGAACACTCAGCGCGACTACGCTCTCGCTGCCTAATACAGCGATACGCGTGTCTGTCAGACCGGAATCGTCCCTGGTCCGGACCCTGGCATCGACTAAGGGACTTGCCGCTTTATTTGGTTAACGAGGTATAGCGGGACTTTTATCGTTAACTGTGGCCCATCATCCAGGAGGGTTCGTCCGAGCTGGAGGGTCAGAGTAAAAGATCGTGCACGAACTGCGCACGGAGAAGCCCTGGCAACATGGCGTAGGACCCGGGTTCAATTCCCGGCGGCTCCACGTTTAACCCCCAGGTTCACATGTTGGACCTGGGGGTTTTCATTGTTTTACCTGGTCTTCACGAGAAGTCTAGACGGGATTAGGGGCGGTTGGGTAGGGTTGAAAATGGTTTTATTTGGCATGAATTTGGCATGAAATATTGCCAAATCTGACTTTAAATAGGGGAATGTCATGTCCGCTTTTGGCAGTATCCGTAAGCTTCCATCAGGTCGTTATCAGGCACGGTATCATCATAAGGGCGTGTCGTATAAGGCGCCATCGACGTTTAAGACGAAGCGGCTTGCCGGGGCGTGGTTATCTGGGGAAGAGGAGCTTATTACGTTTGGGCAATGGACCCCACCCGCCCAGCGGGAAGCAGTCCAGGAGAAGCGTAAGGCTAGCAGGATCACTGTTGGTGAGTGGGTTGAGCGGTTTCATGAGGCGTTACGGCACCGGCCGGTTCCGGTGAAGGAGTCCACTATTCAGGTTTATGAAAGGGCGGTTCGGAATCGGATTACGGCACCCCTCCCACCAGGCGATAAGGTGGCTGCGATCACTAGGCTTGCGGGGATTGCGCTTGCTGATCTGACGAAGAATGATGTTTATGAGTGGTGGGAGGCTATCAGTGTGGCGTATAAGTCGCCGACGGTGAATCAGAAGGCTTACAAACGGTTAAAGGCTGCATGCGCTGCGGCTGTGGATCGGGAATTAATCCCAGCTAACCCGGTGGAAATTAAGGCCGCGGGGATAAGAGTGAAGCCGGAAGAAAAATATCTCCCCTCCGATGAGGAGCTCAAAGCGATCATTGAGCATATGCCGGCCAGGTATAAGGCGCTAACATCATTGGTGCTGTTCCATGGGTTGCGGATAGGGGAGGCTCTGGCTCTAGAACAACGGCATGTGCGTGTGATAGGTGATGTGCCGTATGCTCCGAGAATACTAGTCACCATAGAACAGAATGCGCAGAGGCTTACGGAAAAAGTTGATGGTAAAAGCCATGTGTATATGAATTGGCAGACGCCTAAGACATCCGCGGGGTACCGCACTGTGCCGATTATGGCGAGCCATACCAGGTTTTTCTTTGACCATATGCGAGACTACCCAGCGGTAGCATGCCGGGTCCGTAGCCAGTGGGGTGACCGTACGGTGAAGCTTTTCACAACAACACGCACGGGTCGCCCGGTGATGGATACAAGCTACCGTAGCCGGCTTAACGCGGCTGAGGTGGTGGCTGGAGTAACTACGGATATTGACCCGCACTGTGGGCGGAACTGGTTGATTACCAGGTTGGCTGAGCAGGGGGCGCACGTGAAAGAGATCGGCCGGCTATTGGGACAATCGGATCTGGAAACGATTATTCGCGTGTACATGAAGGTACGCACGGGCCGCATCGACGTGCTTATGGATAAAGTGAACCTATCTATCAGCGGTGAATGAGCTCAGTGCTGGGGCTTAACTCATGAATGTAAAACTATTGGTAATAATATAGCCAGATGGTTATATTATTACCAACGATGTTACTTTTACCCACATGGGGAATACTGGTTCCTTATTTTGAGGTTTGGTCATATTTTCAGGCCTTCAAAAATAAATCAGCAGGTCACGCTTTTTTAGTGGGGTTTCGTGAAAAATAACCCAAGTAAGGGTCAGAAAAGAATGGGTTCGGGTTGGGTGGTGTTGGGTGTCCATTGCGCGGTGTGTTTTTTGGTGACTTGCAGGTTAGGGATGATGAGGCTGCTTGAGTAGATGATTGATTCGGCGCCGACATGTTGATGGTGGGCTGTGTGGGCGATGGGGAAGATTGCTGCTCGGGCGTGGTGGTAGAGGTCTTCGGTGATGAAGGGGTCGTCATCGTATGTGAGCATCCAGTAAAACGTGGTGTCGGCTAGTTTCTTGGCGAGCGCTTTGTGTTGGGGCTTATCAAAAGCGTGGAGATAGAGGCCTTCGCCTTGACCTAGGTAAGGGGGGTCAGCGTAGACGAAAACGTTTTCACCGTGTTCTTCCATGGTGGTGAGGAAGTCTATGCCTTCTGATTCGGTGATGGTGATGTTGTCTGCCATGGCGGCGATAGTGCGGATGCGGTGGCTGAGGTTATCGCGGTTGAATCGGGCGTCGATTTTCCATTTGCCGGTTTGTTCCATGCCTCCGATAGGTCGGGCTCCTAGGATACCGGATCGGCATGTGCGGTTGAGATAGAAGGTGGCGAACCCGAGTGTGAGATCATCTTTGTTTTTGGGTGTGTCGTAAATGTTTTTATAGTGTTTCCATGCATCAATGTTGAGTTCGCAGGTAGTAATGAGGCGAATGAATTCTTCAGGTTTTTGGGTGATTGCCCGCCAGAATGCTGCGATACCGGGGTTAAGATCGTTGAGATAAATATGCTCGATGATCCCTTCGTGGAGGAGTTTTAGTGCGGCTCCTGCACCGCCGGCAAAGGGCTCCGCATAGTAGCGTGGTGGTATTTGTTGGGCGTTGATAAGAGAAGCGATATAGGGGGCGAGTTTCGCTTTGCCGCCTGGGTACCGGAGTGGGGAAATAAATCTCATAATATTCTATTTTGCCCGAGAGCATCGTTGATGGCCACCAACACCTCCCGAACTTGGGAGTCGTATTTTTCTACCTCCTCAATATTGGTCACTACATTACAGACGTGCACACCTGTTTGGAGGATCTTTGGTGGGGTGTTGCTGAATTTCTGATACAAGGTCTGCAAAGGTGTGCGATGCTGAACTCTACCTGAATCGTTGGATGCTTCTGGACTAATGTGTTCTAACACATGCAAAACACGTTTGCAGATGTCTACAGAAGGAATATTAATTCCTTTTTCTTTGACATAGTAGTCGCAGCTCAAATCTAGCAGGATCCTGTATGTGGCGAAAAGGATTTCTGGGTAATTATGGATGGTGAGTTTTTGTGCTTCTCGCACCATTTGGTTAAGTTTGTCCCCTAAATTGCTTGGCGTGAATCTTGCTAATGCTTTTTGTTTGTTTTGTTTGGTGCGGGTTTGTTGCTTCTTCGTTGCTGGTTCTATTAGCGCTGTTTGCGTACCGGCAGATGATGGGACTTGTGGTGTTTCGTTAGATTGTTTATCGACGGCTTGCGGAATCTTAGCGTCTAACTCTACTTTCTCGTTGGGCGTCTTTGATGATTCGTGTTTTTCCACGATTGATCGAATGAATTTTTCAAGCCCTGTTGTTTTGTTTAGATCACGGGAGTTAGCTTCCTTGTTGGCGAGTGCCTCACAAATGCTCATTACGATGTTATGAACATATTTTTCCCCATAAGGACTGCGGAGCATGGTGCCGCTAATGGTGATGCCGGTCATTTCTTCGAAAAACGAGCTCGTGATGATTCGTTCCAGGTTCGTGTACCCATTCTCAAGGACACGATCAATAACATCCGCGAACCCTTTGTGGCTTCCCCGTAAGTTGATTGCTGTGTAGAAAAACGCAAGAGTTTTTGGGCAGTTATCAGGGTTGCGGTTGTATTCGTCCCTGTCTTTTTCGAAGGCCCTCCAGGGCTTCATGGCAGCCCCGCCTTGCCCGCTTGCATGTTTGAGTGTGATCCATGGTGCAGCATCTACTCGGTGCTTAAAGATCACTGCTCTTACTTCGGTGATGGGATTATGCCCCTTCACTATGCTTTCAACCTGTGTTTGCTTTCTTTCGTCCAGGAGTTGGAGCGTTGGTTTATGTTGGTTTAGTAGCCGTAACGCGAATAATCTACGGTTCCCTTCTAGAACGATGTACCGGTTTCCGTGGCTAAGGAGAAGAATATTTTCCAAAGGAGACAATTGGCCATATTTTACGATATGTTTTAGCAGTTCAATGCAACTCTTCCATTCCACTCTGGCTATCTCTTGAACCAGTTCATCTTGGGAGGGAGCTTCGTTTAGGGTTAATCGGGCGTTCCTAGCATCAAAATCTAAGAGATCAACCTTAATAATTTCCGGCATGCTAACCATGGGCTAAGTCTAACTCCAAAAATGGTAAACCGTTATGAAAAACCAAAAATGATATGGAGATTTAACCAAAGAAAATCCCCGGAAGCCCGGGGGTTTGTTGCCCTATTGTATTGAGGAATCACTAGTCCTGGATGCAGTACTGCGGTATCTTCCCTTTGACGTAGAGTCGCCTCCAAATCCCTACCATGAGAATAGTCACGCCCAGCTCGTGAGCGATCGAACTTATACTGTCACAGTTGATTTCGGCCGCCATGTAATCATTCTCATCTATGAGTAAGATTGCGGCCCATTCGTTTGCTTCGCGTTCCTGTTGTTCGCGCGCCAATCCTGTTGCGCCAAGCTGGTGTCTATAGTGGGCATGCCCCAGTTCATGTGCCAAGGTGCACAATGTTTGCACTTCGTGCATGCCCTCCCGAAGGCTGACGGTGCGGGTTGTCGGATTCCAACCACCTTTCTTACCGCCGGTGTGGGTAGCTATCATAACGCCCATCTCTTCGGCTAATTGTTCCAAATCAAGCATGGTTATCATGGCTGCAACCTCTTCCACTATCGTTAAGCACTGTCTGGTCAAAAGGTTTGCCTACGGTTTCCTGATCGCACCATTCCCTGACAGATTGAGCGTCATAAATACCGGCCATGATCGTTCCCTCATGTTCTTATGAATATTATTTAAGGGAAAGACTACTCGCTAAAACCCTGTCCGTATATAGGTTTTAGATAAAGATTCGATTACGGACCGTATTTATGATTATCAAATGCACAACAGCCCCGGTCGTTTGAGTGTACCGGGGCTTGTTTACGATAAGGATTTTAAGCTTCTTCTTGGGAGTTTAGTTCCTTGAGGTAGGCTACTCCATCAACACGCTTGGCGGTGGCCTTGATTTTTTCGATGACCTTAGGGGTGCTGATGATTTGGTCGCTTTTGTCTAGTATGAGCCAGCAATCATGTTTTTCGACGAGGTCGGCGACTTTCTTGACGGCTTTAGGCTTGGGTGTTGGCGCTGGTTCTGTGCTGTAAGCAGGAATGAGCACCAAGACGTATTGGCCATCATCAATTTCTTTGATCTTGTAGGCTCTTCCAGGAAAAGGAATTGATTTAGGAAAGAGAGCGGATGCGCTAACCGCAGCGTATTGTTCTTCATCGCCGTACCAAGAGCAGATAGTAATGCGGCCGGTTCGCTTAAAAACTTCCAAAGCTGCGGTGTAAACAAGCGCAAGCCTTTTATCGGAGAGTGAAAGCATATTCTGTGGGCCGCCGACACTAAGAATTCCCATGCCATCTAGGCTAGTCTCGAATTGGGAAACCCGCTGGTTGTAGCACAAAAATTATGGACCATCGCTGTAATTATCGTCACCTAGGAAGCCTTCTTCCTCCGAGTCATCGGCGACCATTTCATCACCGCACCATGAGTCCTTGCCACTGACTGTGGCCGCTGCGGCCCAAGGATCATCCGGCTTGGGCTCAGGTTTTAGTTCATTTACTCCATCACTAGGCTTATGCCCTGCGATGGTACTCATCTCAAAACTGCCTTCGATTAGGCCTGAGTTGTTTACTCGCTCGATAAGTGTTTCTAGTAGCTCGGTGATAGTGGCATCTCGGAGAGCTGCCTTGATGGTGGATCGTTCGCCACCGAGGTCGGATGGCTCAAGCATTCCGTTGTCCACTAGGGCGTCGATGGGGCTGGCTCCGTAAGCTTTTGCGATCGCTATAACGTTATCGGCGGTCGAGTGCCCCCGTTCTACGTGACGTAGCAGAGTTGGTGCAGCTAGGCCCGATTTTTTTGCGGCAATAGTTGGTGTCGGTGCTCCTGGCAGCGATTTTAACCAAGTATCAAAATTCATGATTCCATCATGTACTTCATCTACTGCACGATGCTTGTGTTCGGCAAGATGCTGTTCAACTTCGTCGATTGGGGTGTCTATAAGTGCTGAACTTGCTTTCATTCGTTGTAGCACTTCAGCTGAAAGGACTTCATCGGAAGCGTCCTGTATAGTTGCTTCGCTGGCAAATTCGGCAATATCGTTTTCGGTCACGATATCAAGGGCCATGAGTGCGGGGATAACACTCACTTGGTATGCGTGGGCGATTTTAACCGCAGTCTCGACAGTAATTGACTTGTTTGTTAGCTGTCTGCTAAACGTCGACTGTGAGAGTGACGCAAGTGACGCAGCTTGCCGTAAAGAATCACTACCGATTGTCTCGTATATCCACTGGTCAATGCTCATCACAATTCAATTTTAATCTGGTTTTAGTTCATCTGCTTTGCTGAAAACTTTAGCCCAGATTGCTTCATCGTCATTCACTCGCAGGGCAAGCTCATGAATTAGTTCCTGATTGTTGAGCATTTTAATTAGCGATTGAGAGCTGTTTGTTGCCTCTTCTTTTGTTAGGTATCCAGTTCGTACCAGGGCTTCCACCGGATTTTGTCCGTATGCCCTTGCTATGGCTATAACGTTGCCTTCCGACAATGTTCCTTTTGCTAGTTGTCGGTTAAGCGTACTAGTGGTGATACCTGCACGTAATGAGGCTGCTTTCTCGGTGTCGCCGTTGACTGTGTTGTAATACCAATCTTCATGAATGGTCATGCGTTTATTATGCATAATTTGGCGATTGGGGAACCCGCTGGTTGTAGTACAAAATCATGGCCCATCACTGTAGTCGTCATCGCCGAGGAAGCCTTCTTCCTCCGAGTCATCGGCAACCATTTCATCACCGCGCCACGAGCCCTTACCACTAACTGTGGTCGCAGCAGCCCAAGGATCATCCGGTTTGGGATCAGGGTGTTTATTAGCTTTATGTCGTTTGCGTTCAACCAGTTCGTCAAGAGGGGGTGCGAACTCGTCGGTTTTTGCACCTGCACGCATTCGTTTGAGTACTTCGTCAGCTAACCATTCTTCAGGTGCGAGCCGTAGTGCGGATCGGATGTCTGGAACGTTTACTTTTTGCAACCCAGCTTCTTGCTCTGTGATAAATTCTGCCTCCACTAGGGCTTCTAAGACATTGCGGTTATAGGCGCGGGCAAATTTTACAACGAATTCAGGTTTTGCGGCCGCACCATCTTTCCATCGGGTGAAAGCTGATTGATCGAATCCTGCGATTTTGGCAGCTTCTTTGAAAGTGCGACCTTGGATTGTTTCCGTTACGTATTTCCACCAGCGAGTTTGCTTCATGTGTCAGATCGTAATTGCGTAAGCACAAAAAGGCAAGTTATTGGGCCAATCCAAATTAGCCTTGCGCTAGAACAAAAATTGGTCTATTCTTGCTTGCGTAAGCACAAATCAAGATTGTTTAAAAACAAAGGAGGCGAAATGCCTACCGTAAACACGGTTCGAGTGCGACAAGATTGGCTTGAGCATCGAATAACGCAAGCGGGCAGCTTATCCGGCCTAGCGGATGAACTGCAGACAACCGTATCGACTATTAGCCGATATGCCAGAGGGCAAGCCGAAGCAGGACCACGATTTATCGGATCTGTATTGACAACCTATCCGGTTGAATTCGCCGATGCATTTTACGTTTCGACAGAAAAAATCCGACCTCAACGCCGCCGGCCAAGTAAGCGATCTGCTGCGTGATTCGCGCCGGGGCGTCGTAAAGCAAGAGGAAGGAAAAGGATGCGTGAGGTAGTGATTGCCCCGCAGTGGCTGACGGTCAAGCAGGCTGCGGAGTATATGCAGGTTAGCACGGACACGGTGGAGAAGTTGATCGCGGAGAAAGCGTTGGTGGCGACGTATTTCAGCCAGCGTACCCGGCGGATCAACCGTGACTCGATCGAAGCGCTAGCGAAGAAAAATCTGGTTTAGAAGGAGTTGATTGTGATGGGTGCAGATATTGATCTGGAGGGGGCCGTGTACGTTCTTGCGGGTGTGCGGACAGAAGAGTTAACCGCTGCCCAAGCGAGTGCTTTTCGGCGGGCTTGTAAGCGCCATTTTGAGAACATCAATAAGAGTAAAGGCCTTGATGTTCTGCTGCGTGAGGCGTTAGCCGAGATTGGCCTGTCGGTAAAGGACCTGACCACGCGTCAGCTGGCTAAAGTTCGGACGGCTTGTGGTATTTACCGATATGTCGCCGATGCTCTTAACAACAAAACGATCGCCCTGGAAGATTTGGAGGAAACTTTTGGTGCCGGAGAAGACCCCGAACCTGAGGACCAAGCTGCTTCTGAAGAGTCGTTGGGTGATGTGCTGGTGGAGGTGTCTAACCCTCGTGTAGAGGTGCAGATCACCACGACAGGAGTGATGATCCGCCCGAAGACCAGGGAACAGCGCCTGTGGCTGAGTACCGCTGACGCGAAGTTCTTGGCGACGGTGGTCAATAACCGGCCGGGATTGGTGAGTAATACGTGGTTTGCCGAGGGGGGAAATAATGTCCAGCTAGTCTGAGCTTTTGATATTGGGAGATATTCCTGTACCACGGAAAACTCGGGTTGATTCTGGATCTACGCGCCGGTCAATTTCATTGAGAAGTTGTTTGTTCGTGGCTAGGCCCAGGGCTGTTTCAACCCCCGTCCCGTCCAAGTCAAGCGGTGTGATGTGTCCTGTTTTTACTAGTGCGTCTCCAGCTTTGAGGTTGTAGGCGTGCGCGATGGCGATGACGTTATCGGCCGTAAGCCGGCCTTTTGCCAGTTGCCGTAAGACGGTTGTGTGCGCAAGTCCGGCTTTTTGGGCGGCCACGGTTGGGGTAAGACCTTCTTTGATACTGCGAATCCATTGCTCATGATCCATATGCCCATTATGCAAGTGCTTTTTGCACGTGTCAAGAAGTGGGCTTTTGAAAAATTTTCAACAATCACTTGCAAAACAATCTTCATGAGTGCATAATGTACTCATGTAGAGCGAAATGAACTAAAAGAAAGGGTAGGTGAAATGGAATTACGACTCAAAGCCGGTGTGATCGAACAGATCATGACAGACCGGAGACTGGAAACAAACGAACAAGTTGCCGCAATCCTTGGCGTTAACCTGCAAGAACTTGAGCTTATGAGAACGGGCGCACCAATCAGCCGTGCAATGGCTCTCCACGTAGCAACTATCCAAGGAACAAATTTTGACCTATCTCCATGGGTCGAATGGGTAACCCCGGAATCTGCTGCCCCTGCTGCGTGATTTGCGCCGGGGCGTCGTAAAGCAAAGAGAGAAGAAAAGGAGTTGATTGTGATGGGTGCAGATATTGATCTGGAGGGGGTGAATGATGTCAGCGTTTTTCAATGGTTCCGTAGTTATCGCCGTGGCTGAGCGTGTACGGGATGACGCTATCGCGGTCTATCCCGGTTGGTGTTCTCCAAGTGATGTGGAAGTCAAGGATAGTGGTGACGGTTTCCCCCTTTTTCCCAGCGATAACCATATTGCGGCGGACAACGCCCTTTATGCTAGGGTGACTGGCTACCTCATCGAAATGTTCTTGAAGCACGCCGCTGATGTCGAAACCAATCTCATCAAAACCGGCCACTTCCTTACGGAAACAGTATGCTACAGGACTGCCTTCACGCTTGACGAAGACGGCAACGTTAAAAGCATCATGGGGGCTGCCATTCCGAACAGTGACGGCACCATTGTTGTCATCAATTTGGATTTGCCATTCGTAGATGAGATTGTCCGTGGTTGCTGCGAGCGCCCGATCGCTGATCGTGTTCGCGTCTTCAGCCAGCTTGTTCGCTTTTTCCGAGATGCGGTTGGCTTCCATAGCAGTATCGAGGCTTTCCCGAGCGGTTTCGTTAGCGGTTTCGGCAAGGCTATTGGCCTTCTTACTGATGCGATTCGCGTGTACCGCGAGCAGCAGGCCACCGGCCCCGGTGGCGGCTCCGATGATCCCAAGGATGATTGATGAATCCACGTGGCCTATTGAAGCAGACGGGGCGAATTGTCGTAAAGCGAAACGGGGTTTTGTGATGTAACGTTACATGTCAACCCGGGAGGCAGCGGAGTATCTGCGGATTTCAACCCGCACGTTGCAGCGATATGCAAGGGAAGGGCGACTGTCTCGGATCCGACTTTCTCGGCAAAAGATTTTGTACATCCGTGCGGAGGTAGAGGAGCTGGTGGAGCGCAACACCTATCGCATCTAGACAGGCTATCTCAGCCCCGCTGCCGGCGGGTTATCCGGCACCAGGCCCATGAAATGGCCGCATCCAGTCCGGGCTTCATATGGATGCTGCTGGTTCGAATCCAGCCATGGGCACCAAGCACCACGAGGTGTGGTGCGTAAACCTCTTCAAGAGAAAGGAATAACAATGATGAGTAGTGCGGATTTGGGGGCTGGTGTGGTGAGCGTGCCTTTGGGGTGTGGCGGTTCGCTGATGCAGATTCATCTGCACGTTCACGCAGATGCCGATCAGGATTGCACGATCGACATCGACTTGGTGACCACGGGTGAAGGGATTCAGATTCGGCTCCGGGGCTTGTGCCAGGATGCGTTGCGGATGGATGATGAGGATCGGGCTTCTGCTGATGTGGATGTTCCGATTGATATTGATGTGGATGATCTCTTAGGCCGGTGGGGCGGCGAGGAAGCCGATAATGAGGCCGCTGGGGGAGAGGAAGATTTGCCGTTATCGGAGCGTCCCGGTGTTCCTGCTGACGATGATGAAGCCGGTGCCGCGGCGGTGTCGGATGGTTTAGCCCCTGTTTTAAATCCGCTGCCGCAGGATGATACCACGCACGTGTACCTGGGAAAGCTTTTCGACTGGACCGTTGCTGAGCGTGTCGATGATGGTGTGGTTTTTACCCGTGGTGAGCGTGAGTTGTTCCGGGTGCCGGAGGAGCGGTTCGAGGAGATGCGTAACCTGTTTGTCCTGGAGGATACTGGGCTTATCACCATGCATGTTGATGGTTTCCGCATCGTCCGTGAGGGTTGGGATGCGTGCATCTTCGACGGTGACATCTTCTTTGAAGCGATTCCCGCATCCAAGTTCGCACTGTTGACCCGCCTGTTCACGTAGTCGCCGGCTCCACCCCCAACCCCTATTGATAATTTTGGTCCCCCGCTGGGGAAGGCGGGGGACTGCATAAAACACATTCCCAAGACCAGAGAAAGGAAAAGAAATGTCCTGGAAACGTATTGGCCAGTCTAACACCTACGAGGCTCACCTGGCGTATAAGTCGCTACGCCGTCACGCTGCGGGGAAGAAAATGACCGCTGCTGGGCGGCGGGCGATGCTGAACATGGGCTACATCGACGAGGACGGTGCGATCACCGTGATTGGCAAGCATGTGCTCCGTGGCGGCGACTAACCGCTGTGGCGCAATTGAAATGAAAGAAGGAAATGATGACCAACAATATTGATGCGCGGTTTGATTACCGCACCCTGGATGCTGAGACCCGCAAGCGGCGGGTTCATATGGGCAAGAAGATCAAGGCCTTAGCTATTGAGCTGGATGCTCTGCTGGCTGATGGCTGGGAGAAGAAACAAGCACTGCTGCGTCTGGAGGAGACCATGATGTGGGCCAACGCGGCTATTGCGCGGGAGGGTCAGCGATCATGAGCCATTTGCAATTGAAGCTGCGGATCCGGCTGCGGCCGGGTGTGGAGCGAATCGGCATTTTCGGTGCTTTCGCTGGCCAGTCGTACCCGGATTTGTGGGAAGTTTTGTGGGGTGGTGAGCTCATCGCCTCGTTCCGTAGCTGGGGTGATGCGGTGGCTTACGCCCACATGAAACTTGCTGCGGCCCAACAAGAACGATATATGGCATTGGTACGGGCCGCTACTCGGCCACCCCGCCGGTTGGCGCTGGAGGCTGCATAATGACGAATCTTAACTATCTTGAGGCGGATGCAGCGTTGATCGTGGCATGTTTGCCTGAGGAGATCGACGACGAAATCACCAAGGAGCAGTTGCCACTTTTCTACACGTATGCGCTGCTGATGCGTGCGAAGGGCGTCGATACGCAGCTGGAGGATGTGCATGACGCATGGTCGGCTTGGGCTTCTGCTGCCCGGCCAGACCACCCTGCGTTGGTGCCTTTTGAGGAGCTCACACCTGAAATTCAGGCCTTGGATCAGCCGTTCTTGGAGGCTATCCGGGAGGCCGCCATGGTTCGAAAGGAGGGGGTGGCGGTATGGCTGCGCCAAGATTAGATCAGGAGTTGCTGCAAAGCCTCAACGGCGCCTGGAGTGGTATGGAACGCACTATGGCGTGGCAGCAGGACATGATCAAAAAGCTGATGGAACGCTCGTCATCGTTGGATGCGCTGCATAAGGCGGTGGATGCCACGGACCGGATCAATAAGTTGCACGCTGAGCTGGATCGGGTGAATAAAGACAGGCAGGCGTTGCGCATCGAAAACCGCCAGCTGGAGAAGCGGTTGGCTGATGCGATGCATTCCCGTGATTGGGATGAGCTCTGCGAATTGGTAGAAGCTGCTCAGGAAGGAGTTGCAGGTGTTACCAAAGCTGCGGCCCAGTCCGGTAGCTCCAGTGTTCCCGCGAAAGCTTTGGGTGAGCTGGTTATCCGTATGGGTGCGGTGACCGCGAAGTTGCGGGAGATCACCGGGGCTAGCGCTGGGGCTGCTGGCGCCGATGCTGAATCGGGGAGCGATCATGCCTGAGAAGATGCCGGCACGATCGAAGATCGTGGTTGATGTTCGGGAGTTGCAGCGTGCTATCCGGGCGGTGGTCGGGGTGACAGAGCGGAAGCCGGAGATTTACGATGTGGTGCGTCTTATCACCTACGCCGGGAGCCTGCTGGTGGTTGCTGCGAATCCCCAGCATGTGGTTCAGGCCTATGTGGGTGCCTATTTTGATGATGTGGAAGAGGCTCACCGGGTGGTAGAAATCACCACGGCTAGCGCTAAGCTGTTTCTGAAATTGAGGCCGGATAAGGAAGAAGAGGACGCAAGGGCTGCTATCTTCATCCGTGACGAGGAAGTGCAGTTGCAGGATCTTTCTGGCACTTGCGGTGACCTGACGGAGGTGACCGCGGCGCGGGCTGATTCGGCTTTCACCACGGACACGGCGCAGCTGTTCGATCGGGTGCGTGCTGAGGCAAAAGCGCGAGCAAAAGGCCCCGCTGGGGATGTGGCGCCAACCATGTTCACCTCCGCCCAGGCTGCCGCACTGGGTGCTGCGGCGGGACAGTTTGATACAGATATTATCCCGGTGCCGCTCGCAACCCAACGCCACCGCGCCAGGGTGTATGTCGCACTGAAGGATATGTTCGAGTCGTATTCCTTTGTGCCTGCTGACCGTGGCGTGCAGGAGCCCCTCCCGGGGCTCCCCGGCGCGGATGTAGGGTCGTCTAATGTCGGTGCGGATGCTGCCGGTGATGTGGTGCGTGATGGTGATGGGTTCGAGTACGACACGGTGATTGATGGGGCGAAGCCCCAGAAGGCGAAGGTTCGGCGGTTGCGTACGAATCCGACTGGTGGTGCGGTATGACTATGTTGCCGTGTGGCGGTGATGCCGAGCTGGGTATCTGCCAGCAGCGCGATATGCAGGCGACCCCGTCTGCGCCGAGCCTGTGGGATCCGGCTGCAGCGGGTGAGCCGGTGGCGCGTATGCGGAAGCGCCACCGGCAGGCCAAGTTGCTATGTGCGCAGTGCCCTCTGCTTGAGGCTTGCGAACGGATGCTATCAGACTGTGAGTGGCGTGGGGTGCGGGTTGCCGGTGTAGTCGCTGGCCGCTATTCGGATCGCCCCCAACCGCTAACCAGCAGTGATCCCTATCAGCTGTGCTGTCGGTGGTGTGGTGGGCCTATGGACCCTCAGGCATTGGTGGCGGCCCATGCGCGGAGGCGGTGCTGTCATACACCGTACCAATATAAACAGCGTCACATGGGAGAAGGGTTATGTAACCGCTGCTATCAGGGCCATTCCAGGGCGGCTCGTGCCGCCAGGGTAACCCAGCCGCCACGTCGCACCCGGCGCCGCCGGGCGAGTGCGCGTAAACCCGCCGCCTAGGCGCGGCACGACAGGAACGCGCGTGATGGTTTGTATTGCGCGCGTTTATATTTTTGAGATTTACAAAATACAGGAGAAAATCATGGCTTGGCTTAAAATGAGCGATACATTCACGACGCATCCGCTAATGATGCGATTACTTGGGATCTGTGAGGGGAATCACCAACTGAAGAATGAAGCATCAGGGGTGCTGCTGGATTTGGCGTCGATTTCGGCGGAGCATCTGATGGACTACTACGTTGAATATGGTGCACTGGCCCAGGTAGCGCCGGGTCGGGAAGATATCATGATTGATCTGCTGAGTAGGTCAGGTTTGCTTTTTGAGGAGCAGCAGCCTGATGGGACGTGGATGTTACGGCTTGTGGATGACCCTGGCCTCTTTCACATGCGGTCTCGGGAGGAGGTGGAGCTTGACCGTCGTCGGTCGAAGGATAAGCGTAACCCGGATTTGCTTATGCAAGTGCGGTTAAGGGATGGAGACCAATGTCGGTGGTGCGGTAAGACCGTTGATTGGCGAGACCGTCGTAGTCGCCGGCGTGGCACATATGATTCACTTAACGGGCATCGGGACTCAACGGCAGAAACTTTAGTTGTTGCCTGCTGGTCATGCAACAGTCGGCGCGGTGCTGGCGAGGTCCTGGATCTGCAGGACCCGCCCACGCCCGAGGAAGTGCACTACAACAAATACAGCATCGAGTTCATCAACAACTCGCAGTACGCAAAGGACCACAATATTCACGTAGTGGCTAAGGAAGAACGTGAGAAACAGCACAAACAATCCACTCGGGCCTGGCGTGCCGCACCACAGCCTAAAGCAACGGTAGACGAAGCCAAGGCTGATACCCATGATACGCCACCCCGGTTGAGCGATGCGACGCCTACGTGGTCCAATAATGTTTCCACCCCAGGCGAGTTTAGCGATCCGGTAGAAACCGCGCCGGCCTGGGCGATGGGGGAGGAGCTTTCAGAAGCTTTAAGGGAATGCGCTTCGGTGTCGGCAGGGGGCTCTATCAGTGGTTCTGATCGTGAGCATGCCAAGCGAGTGAAGCCAGCGCGGGCGCATCGCCGTGCCCAGCGGCGGCACCGTAAGCACAAGCGTGGGCGTGGGAAGCGGAAGTAGGGATAAGTAGCTCACTAGGTAGACGAAGGTAGGTGGTATAGCGTAGCACCGCGCATCGTTACCCGCTTCAGCAGGGCTGGGGCGGGTAGTTGGCGTGCGTGTGTTCAGGTGGGGTAGCGTCTAGCCATGTGATGGCCATGGTTGGAAGTGTGCCGCGGCTGTTGCCTGACGCCTTCTTGTTGGCCGTAGTAAAGATAAAGCAGAGGCCGCTTGCAAGCAAACGGCCTCGGATACTCCTTCCACGCATGGTAGACGAGCTGCTTTTAGGATAGGAAGCTTGGACGAATTTTGCCAATTATGGCGCATATGTGCACTTAGAAGGGGTCCCGGGCTTGTGCCCGGGTTTTCTTTTGCCCTGTTTTATAACGAAACGGTAAAACCTAGTACGGATCTAGATCGGACCTAGATCGAAACCAGAACGATGGGGTGACGGATCTAGGATCGTCGGGTCGGGGCGGGTCGGGTAGAGCCGTTAGGCGGCAGGGGCGGTGAGTAGACTGCAAACCTATTGAGGGATACCTATTTAAGAGAGAGGACTAAAGCGGTGGATGATTATCTGCTTCATGAGTTAGGAAGGTCCCTGTACTCACTGGAACGTAATGGTGACGGGCTGAAGGAGCTTCTTACCTTTCACCGTGGGAGTAGTACCACTGATACCCTGGGGCGCGCGGTGTGTTGTTCAAAGCCGCCGGTGAACCTCACGGTGTTGGATCTTCTGGTTCAGACGGAAGGGTTGCTTTCGTTTTGGGCGTCGGAAGTGTTGGCGTGTGGTGATGATGTTGTGGGCCCGGTGCCTGACGGGATCACGGCTACGGCCGCTTGGTTGCAGCGATACCTGTATGTGGCAGATAGTGTGCCGTGGGGTGAGATGATGGCGGAAGAAGTGATTGCCCAGGCGCGTATGGTGGCGTCTGTGGTGGAGCCTGACAGTGGGGGAGAGGAACCATCCCCGCCGGAGTGGGCGACGTGTCAGGTGGCGGCTTCGTGGGCTAAGCAATCTGGGGTACAGGTGTCGCGCACGACCGTGTATCGTTGGGCGCAGGCCGGGAAAGTGTCCACCACAAAGGACGATGCTGGCGGCATGCTGGTACGGCTGGATGATGTGTTGGCGCGCGCTGGTGCGGTGCGTGGTGCGTTATCCTTTGGTGTGGGACAGGTGTTGGTGTAAACTTGCGTTCGGAACCCCTGGGTAAACACCTGGGGGTTTAGTCATGCATAGGGTTGGGGAGGAGGGGATCATGGGGTCAGAAGGTATGGATACAATCCAGCAGGAGATTGATCGTCGCTTCCGGTATCACGAGGGCACTGATGCGCAGTGTGAAGACTGCATTAAGGTTCGCGCTAGTATGCAGGCGACGGCGCATCGTGTGGCGGCGATCGCACCGGACTGTCGTGAGCGTGAGCTAGCCATCACGCACCTAGAGCAAGCACTGTCATGGGCGATTGCTGCTATCGTTCGCCCGTCGCAAGGCGGTGCTGCTGATGGCGTGGCGTAATGGCGTATCGCGCACGACCACGGCTGAGTGGAAACGCCTACACCGATTAGCAAAACAGCGTCTTTCTTACCGCTGCGCCCAGTGTGGTACCGAACCAGTGGAGCGAGACGGTCTAGAGTTGGACCACATCGTTCCGGTCGCTGAGGGCGGCACCGATGGGCTCGAAAATCTCCAGTGGTTATGCCCGTCGTGCCATGCGGAAAAGTCCCGGCGCGAAACAGCGCGGGGGATCAGTAGGCGTGTGGCCCGTCGCCGGCTGTATGACAGGTTTGCTACCCGCCACCCCGGCCTGAAATAGGTGACCTGGGCCACGTGGGGTGGGGGGTACCCCGCCGCCGGCCGGTCCCTGGTACGGCGCACATACGGCCCCCGGCTGTGTACGGGTTTCAGGGTTCTTGCTGGTCAGGATAGGTTTCTTGGTTTTGGGCGTTGGTTGGCGGTGTGCGTTGGGGCTGTGACCTGCGGCTTTGCGCTATGGCGTGGGTCACCATTTCCTTGATTGCTCACCCCCCTAGTCGTTGGTGGTTGAAAAAGGTAAATATGCCAAGCTAGTACTAGGTATATCGTAACGCTTGTGGTAAAATACAGATTATGAGATCGGCGTGTGAGGTGTGCGAAGCCCGGCTAGAGATCCCTACACGGGGGCGCTCCCCGCGGTTTTGCTCGTCCGCATGCAGGCAGAAGGCCTACCGTCGGCGCCGGCGTGAACAGTTGCCGGCCCGGATGCGTGAGCTAGATCGGTGGACGGCTGCTGACGGTAAACGCCCTATCACACCCACAGGCGCCCCTGCGTCAACCACCAAGCCGGAAACCTGGACTACCCATGACGCCGTGCAGGATGGTCCGCACGGCGTCATGCTGGGCGGTGGCCTGGCCTGTATTGACCTTGACCACTGCATTAATCGGCGCGGCAAGGTGGCCGCCTGGGCGGTTGAGATTATCCGGGCGGTGCCCGGTGCCGTTGTAGAGCGGTCGGTATCTCGGCGAGGTCTGCACATTTTCGGGCTCCTCCCAGAAGGGCCGGGGCGTCGGCGCGACTGCGTGGAAATCTATTCCCGGGCAAGGTTCATCCGCACGACGGAGGATATTTACCGCATGGGTGGCCTTGTTGATCTCGCCCCCGCAGTAAAGATGGCTGCTGCATTGCAGCGAGAGGGGCGCATCCCCGAGCGGTAAACGACCCCAAAAGTGAAGGAGGTGGTTGGTTATGGTGCGTGGTCCAGTGCCGAAGCGTAGCGACCAGCGTAGGCGGCGTAATAAACCGGATGGTGATGTCCCTGCTGTGGTGGTGGCCATGGGGCAGCAGGTGGTAAAACCCCCTGCGGAAGACAGGGCGTGGCACCCTTATGCGAAAGGGTGGTTCCGCTCCCTGAAACGGAGTGGTCAGGCCCAGTTCTATCAGGAAAGCGACTGGCAGGAAGCTCGCTTAGTGTGCTGGCTTATCACCCAGGAGCTGAGCTCTCCGACTGGTGCTCGTGCTGGGATGATGGATGTAATCTTTTCTCGTGCTGATGCCCTGATGACCACCGAAGGGGCGCGCCGCCGGCTGCGTGTAGAGCTCATCACCCCGAAGGCGACTGATGAGGCGAAGGAGGCCACTGTGTCGATCATGGAGCAGTACAGGGCTGATCTAGCATGATGATTCCCCCGGAGGAGCGGCTAGACACGCTCCCTCCGGGGGTTCCCGATTTAACGCTTGGCTGGGAGGCGCTAGCGTGGGCCGCTAAATATTTGAAGCATCCGAACGGGATTCGCGCTGGGAAACCCTGGAAATTCACCAATCGCCAGGCCAGGTTCGTTTTGTGGTTTTATGCTGTTGGCCCAGATGGGAAATGGTTGTTCTACAATGCGTTTCGTCGTCTAGCTAAGGGATCCGGCAAGTCGCCGTTTGCTGCCGCGATGGCGCTCATTGAGCTGCTTGCCCCCGTCAGGCTGGAAAGGTTTGACCCCCAGGTGCTTGGCGGCTGCATTGGTAAACCTGTTGCGATGCCGTGGGTGCAGATAGCCGCGGTTTCTGAGGCGCAAACGGACAACACGATGAGACATATCAGGGCGATGGTGAATAAGAAAGCCGCACCTAGATTGCACCGCGATTACGACATTGACCCAGGCATCACGAAAATTAACGTTGTCCCCGAGGGCAAACTAGAAGTCATTACATCATCTGCGACTACCCAGGAGGGTGCGGAGGCGACCTTTATCATTGGCGACGAGTTAGAGCACTGGACCCCGGCTAAAGGCGGCGGTGAGCTATACAGCACCTTGGTCGACAACCTGACTAAATCCGGTTCCCGTATGCTAGGCACCCTGAACGCCTGGAAGCCGGGGAAAAACACCGTGGGAGAGCACACGTTTCTCGACTGGTGTAACCAAGAGAAAGGCCTATCCAAGAATGAAAAACAGATCCTCATGGATATCATCCAAGCTCCGCCAGAAACCAACCTAGCCGATGCAGTATCGCTCCGCGCCGGGCTGGAGTTCGTGTACGAGGACTGCCCATGGGTTGATATCGACGCCATCATGACTCGCATTTGGACGCACAGTGCTAAACCGGATGACTCGAAACGGAAATATCTGAACTGGCCAGTGGCGTCCGTTGATGCGTGGATCGACCCCAAGGACTTGGCGCTCATGGCCATGCCGGAGATTCAGGTGGAGCCTGGTGAAGAGATCGTCATGTTCTTTGACGGCTCGCTCACCCGCGACACGACAGCCCTGGTGGGGTGCCGGGTTTCCGACGGGCATGTGTTCCTCATCGGGGCGTGGGATCCTGGTAACAGCCACGTGTCCCAAGCAGAGAAGAAAACCGTTGATGTTGAGGCAGTCACAGCCCGTGTCGCCCAGGCGTTTGACACGTGGACAGTGAAAGCGTTCTTCGCTGACGTGCGTGAATGGGAATCCTTCACGAAGATTACGTGGCCAGAATGCTACAAAGACCAACTGGAACTGTGGGCGGTACCATCTGGGGCAAACCCAGAGCCAATCGCCTGGGACATGCGCAGTAAAAGCTTTGATTTCACCCGGGCATGCGAACTAACAGAAAGAGAAATCATTGAGCACGGATTCACCTACGACGGCTCCATAATCCTCACAGACCACCTACGCAACTGCTACCGGGCGGAAAACCGTTACGGGATATCTGTGCGGAAAGAATCCCCAACCTCAGCGAAAAAGATTGATGCGGCAGTCTGCCTCATTGGTGCGCGGATGGTGCGCCGAAAATGGTTGGATAACCAACCAGATACCCACTATGACGGAAGGGCGGTGTTTGTGTAATGAAAATGTCGAACCGGGCAGTACTCGATGGTGTGCGAGGGCTCCTATCCCAACACGCATACGAATATGCCAGGAACAACAGGATTCATATGGCGATGCTGCCCTGGAACCGGAAATATGCGGCCAACCGGTTCACGGTCTTAAACGAGAAGGCAACACCAGGCGGCAGGTATGAAAGACATATCCAGATCGCCCAAGACTCCCAAGTCCCATTCCTCCCTCTAGTGTTGGATACGTTTGCCCAGTCGATGAAGATTGAAAACTATTTCAGCGGCAACTACGAGCAATCCCCACTGTGGGAGCACTGGCAACGCAACGCGATGGATGCTGCTCAAACCGGAATCACCCGGGCGGCCCTCAAATACGGCACATCCTATGCCGTAGTCGATCGGGGTACTTTCCCCGGCCAAGCATCCGCACCACTTATCACTGGGGTTTCTCCCCGCATGATGACCGCCTACTACGGGGAATCAAGAGCCTGGCCAGGCGAATACGGGCTCACTTCAGAATGGCCCATTCTCGCCCTAGAAATCCGGGGGGCTAGGATGCGGCTCATAGACGAAAACTACATCTACTACATTGGGGCACGCCACGCCCCTAAGAACCCGGCGGAATGGGTTTCCGAAACGTGGAACAACACCATCAACCTCCAGATCATCGAGGCTCGCCCTCACGGCGCCGGGGTGCCACCAGTTGTCCGCTTCCGGGACCGCTGGCTACTAGACGGTGAGGAACACGGCGGCATCATCGAGCCGCTCCTATCACTCCAAGACCGTATCGACCGCACCAGCTACGAAATGGGCATCGCCCAATATTATGCCGCTTTCAAACAACGATACGTGATCGGATGGGCCCCCAAAGATGAACTAGACGGAATCCGCATGAAAGCGAACGATGTTTGGTTCATTAACGCGGACGGCACCAAAACGAAGGTTGGTCAGTTCGAGGAAACCGACCTGACCCGGTACATCGACTCCAAACAGGCAACCATCCGGGATTTGGCCGCGATCGCCCAGGTTCCAGCGCAATCCCTAGGTGCGAACGCCATCAGTAACATTAGTGCTGATGGTCTGGCAGCCATGGAATCAGCCAAAGACCGAAAAGCCTCCGAAATCCAAACAAGTCTTGGCGAATCCTACGAACAACTATTACGGCTGTGTGGACACATGGACGGTGATACGGCTTCCGCCGGCGACTTCGCTGGCGAAGTGAAGTGGAAAGACACCACAGCAAGGTCGTTTGCCCAAACCGTCGATGCGCTTGGGAAGCTCGCTACCATGCTTGGCATACCAGCGGAAGCACTCCTGGAAGACATCCCCGGGTTCACAGAGGAGAAAATCCAGCGGATCCTCACCAAGTATGGCTACCCATCTACACAAGGAGATGAAACCCAAACCATGCCTGAAGTGACGTAACAAATACCGCAAGGGGGTGGGTTGTGAGCATCGAAAACCAGCACTCCCGAGACCAGGAAACCGCCCTGTGGCTTAGAGACCAGATATATCGACTAATCGAAGAACAAACGATCCCCACCACAATTGAAGCACTCTGGGACCTAGTGACCGCGCTGCTGCCGCTCATCCATAAAGCCAGGAAAGCGTTCTACCAATCCGCAGCCCAAACCATGACCGAAGATATGCACGCACGAGGCATGGAGATAGACGTGGCACCTATGCGGCCATACCGGCCTAACGCAGCCTGGAAGATGCTCCTGCGCGCCCTAGGATGGAACCCGAAAAAAGATCTGATACCTGGCGATATCGAATCATATTCAAAAGACGCGCAGCGCGCCCTGCTGGAAAAAGTAGCGGCCTTCCCCGCTAATCCCGCGGACCCTGCTGCTGTGGCCCAGGTATCGCGCCGGGTAGCTGCTGGGGTAGTGCGGCATGCGCGTGCAGCTGGTCGTGATGCGGTGGTTGATACCGCGGCCCAGGGACGGGTGCGCGTGGTGTCGTCGCAGGAACGCCCACAGGTGACGGTGGAAGATAACACTGGGTCGGATGGCCAACCCAAGGTGATAGTGGAACACACCAGCGACGGCAGGAAGGCGGGAGATGATAACCGCGATTCTAGGAAAAAGGCCAGTAAGGCAGAACCAGCTAGCACCAAGCCTGGCGGCAAGGTGTTGGGGTGGGCCAGGGTTTTAACCGGGGCTGAGAGCTGTGCTTTTTGCGCGATGCTGGCATCCCGCGGGCCGGTATATTCCGAAGACACCGTGGTGACAACAGGCAAGCCCAAAAAAGTACGACCCCGCCAAGTTCATTACCGGAATCCGGGCGCTACCGGGGGCCATACATATGTTTCAGGATCCCGGCGGGAAGGAGAGAAATATCATGACCACTGCGATTGCATGGCAGTCCTCGTTGTTAAGGGAGCGTCCTGGAATGGTGAGCAGCAATACCATGCCCTGAAAGATCTATGGGATGACGCAACTTTTCAGCCAACGCAAGAAGAGCTAGATGCGGGTCTTGACCAGCCTCGGGATAGATTCAATAAACGATATGCCGACGCGATAAAAGCCGACCCGGAAAAATACTCGGTGCTAAAGGCCGACCCGGAAAAGGCCGAGCCTGACACGTCGCCCAGTGAGATTCGTAAGGACATGCCTGGTGAAGGGGTGACACTCGACTTTGAAGAAAGAAGGGAAAAGGTTTATATTCCGCCCGAAGTGCGGAAGAATTTCGGAGAAAACCCTGATTGGCTGTACCGGTTATCAGCTGAAGAAGGGGCCACAAACCCAGCAACTCATGAATGGGATACCCTTATCACATTGCTGAAACATGGGCATGAAATTCGAATCCGGCGACTAGGCGAGGAGGAGAAAAAGACCTCACCCGATATTGTTCTTGATGGCGTTATTACGGAGATGAAAGCCCCTGATGGTGGCGGGAAAAATACCATTTACAACAATATGCGTGAGGCGAAAAAGAATTTTGCAAGTCTTATGCCTATAAAAATTCAGGTTGTTATTGATGGGGCTAGGCTGCAGCTTACAGATGAGCAGGTGAGAGCTGACATTAAAAAGAACTTGGGTGGTCCAAGATTTTCCGAGTTTGATAGAATAATTTACATTAATCATAATGGGGAAGAAGAGGAATTCACATAATGAGCTTGTATGTTTTATCAGATGCTCCCATAGTGGAAGTGGTCAATCTTTTATTGCAAGAGCCATATACGGAGAATACTATTGCTTACAATGATGATCCAGAAGCGTATGATGTTCGGACTGTAGATGGTGTTCTTATTTCCATGGATTATGGAGATAGTGCTTATGGGCCTGTACTTGATACTTTGATTTTTGTTCCTGATGAGGAAGAGGAATTGCAGCGGAAAATTTTTGAGTCTGTTAAGAAGTTGCGTTATAAGGCGACGTTCTGTGTGCCCCGGTCTGGTGAAGAAATCACTTATGTGCCAGACGCTCCGTTACCTGCTGTGCCTGCTTAGTCCGAGCACTAAACCATTTTTTAACCCGCATGCTCCATATAGGGGCACGCGGGTTTTTGTATAAGAAAGGATGATTCCTGATGTTTAACCAAGAACCAAATAATGACTATACCATGATCGTTCGGCAAACCCCCGAGGGGGAGTTGACGACTACATCACTTGTTATTGCTGAAGGAACGCGGGTTCAGCATAAGAATGTTTTAGAGCTGCTTCGTAAGAATCAGCCTGATTTTGAAGAGTTTGGCCCACTCGCGTTTGAAACGCGGAAGGGGTCACCGCTTCCTCAAGGAGGGTTCGCTAAATCAACAACTATTGCCGTGCTGAATCGTGAGCATGCCATGTTGCTTATGACCTATATGCGTAACACCGTGGTGGTTCGTCAGTTCAAGAAGCAGCTTGTTAAAGCATTTACTGACATGGAGCGTCGGCTTGCCGCCCGTCCAGCATTTGATCCTTCCCAGATCACTCGTCTGGAGATGGCGCAAATGTTACTGAACGCCGAAACTGAGCGCCTGGCGCTGGAGGCGGAAAACAAGAAAATGCAGCCCAAAGCAGACGCCTATGATTGCTTCATTGATGCGTCTGGCTCCTACAGCATGGGTGTGGTAGCGAAAATGTTGGGGGTGGGCCAAAACTGGCTGTTCCGTGAGCTGCGTAACCGAGGTGTGTTGATTCCTCGCGGCGCTATGCGTAACACCCCCTACCAGCGGCATATGAGCTACTTCGAGGTCAAAGCCCACCGCTATGAGCAGCCGAACGGAGAAGAAAAAGTATCGTACACCACGTATGTTCTCCCTAAGGGCATTGACTTTATCCGCAGAACACTAGGGTTTACCAGGATTGACCCCATGCTCCCCATCCCTATGAACTAACCCCACCAAGCCGGTGGGGTTTATTCATGCCACCCTGACTATTCGCATTTCACACAATCTAAAAGGAGGCAACTATGCAAGACGCTACTAGCACCGAGCCCCAGGATGAACAAGACACTAGCCTAGAGGACACCACCCCGGATACCAGCCAAACACCATCACAAGACGCTGCCCTGCAGTCGGAGATGACCTTGGAAGAGGCACTGGCGGCATTGGAGAAAACCCGCCAGGAGCGGGATGCTGTGCAGGCCGCGGCTGATAAATGGAAACAACATGAGGATTCCAAAAAGACGGAACTTCAACTCATGCAGGAAAAATTAGCGGCTGCGGAACAGCAGCTAGCGCAGGAGCGGACAACAAACACCTTGTTGGAAGTAGCCGCCGCGCATGGTATTAAGGCGGAAGATTTGCCGCTTCTAGGTACTGGCACGAAAGAGGAAATCGCCGAGCGCGCTAAGCGACTTCAGGCCCTGTATGGGGATCCTACTGAGGGCACCCCACCACCGTCGCAACGCCCTCGACAAGGGCTGCAATCAGGGCAGGGAACCCCGAGCCAAGTAGACGATGTGGCGTACCCGGAATCGTGGATTCCGGCCGCTCTTCGAGCCGAAAAATAAAACCGGATAATCAAGGAGAAATATTATGAATGTGACTAAACGGCACTACAGTCCCGGCAGCGATGTTACTGCTAAAGCCGCAAAGGCGATCCCCGCAGGTAGCTTCGTCGTGGTCTCTGGGGAAATGGACGGCCGGAACCCGGTCGTCGATGTTGCTGGCGCGGATGCTATCCCATTCGGTGTAGTTGCCGCGGACGTGGCCAAAGACGACTACGTAACCATCTACCGGGCCGGGTATGTGCTCGACGCGATTGCTGCCGGCGCGATCACTGCTGGCGCTAAGATTTCCACCGCAGCCGGCGGTAAAGCGGCCACCGCCGGCACTGGGCCTGTTGTGGCCATTGCCCTCACGAAAGCCGCGGGTGCGGACAAGCCCGTAACCATCGCACTGCTATAAAACGAACGTAAGGAAACAACATGAAAAATTCTGGTTTTTACCCGGGCGCCGCCCCCACAGTAGCCAACGGTGCCATCACAGTGGATTTGATGCTGCAAGAACCAGCACGAATCTCTAAATACATTGCGGACATCACCGCACTGAAGATGTTCACTGACCGCCTTTTCGGCCACAGTGATGCTCAGGGCGGCGCGATCTTGTACGAAGTCAATACCGAAAACCAGGTGTTAGCAGATGACCACACCGGTATCATCGCCCCAGGTGGCGAATACCCGGAACTGGACGCCACTCCTGGTGAGCCCAAAGTGGCCCAGGTGAAAAAGCTTGGTGGTAAATTCTCCATCACCGACGAGGCGAAAGCCCGAAACGACATGGCGCTATTACAGCGCCGAGCCCAGCGAATTTCGAACACCATGGTGTTCGATGTGGACAACAATGGCATGCTTGCCATTAAGAAGGCCATCCAGGAATACGGGTCCTATATTCCCAAGGTGGAATCTTCCGGCTGGGTCAGCATGAACAAAACTGAAAAGCTCAAGCAGACCGCAGCGAAGTCTATCCGGGCAGAGCTCAACGCGGCCCTAGCCGCCGGTGAGAAAACCCAAATGGGTTACCTCTATAACCTACTAGTCCTCCACACCGATGACGCACTGCAGCTTGCTAACACTTTTGACACCAACGACGCCCAGGATGCGTTCCTGAAGTCACAGGGGTTGGAAGTGATTTCCTCCCCACTGGCCACCCCAGGTGAGGGCCTGTTAGTTGCCGAAGGGCAAGTGGGCACGATCGGCATGGAAGAACCAATTAGTACCGCTACCTGGCGAGACGAAGCACGTGACCTGACCTGGACCAAGGTGAAAGCGGTGTTAGAGCATGTGGTGACTGACCCCATGGCCATGGTGCGGCTCACCGGATTAGGCGCCTAATGCCGTCGTATGCAGTCGCTGCGGATTTGAAAGACCGGTGGCAAGCGTTTCCACCTGGTCTTCCTGATAAGGTCGTCGATACGCTGCTGGAAGATGCCGCAGTGTGGCTGAGGGCGAAGTTTCCCCTCATCCCCAATGTCCCCAGTGAGCATCAAGCAGGCGTGCTAAAAATGGTGTCCTGCGCTATGGTGAGGCGCTCGCTTATCGCTGATACGCATGATGGGGCTTCGGAAATCACCGACACTGGTGGCCCATTCAGCAGCACTCTGCGATTCGCTAACGGTGAGGGAAATTTTTATCTCACTGGTCAAGAACGTGACCTTATCGAAAACGCTATTGGTGTGGGAGAATTCCGTAACATTACTGCCGAAGGGTGGTGACGGCTGTGGCCACGATCACGGTACGACGCCCACCCAAGATAGACCGGCACGGTGATCCGATCGGTGAACCATCCCCACCTTGGGAGATTACAGGCGCACGGATTGGGTGGGCAGGAGTTACGGTTGACCACGATCATAAAACGATTGTGACTACCCAACCTGCGGTGTATTTCCGCAGGCAAACCCCTAACCTGCAACCAAAAGACATCATTACAACCCCATTCGACAGGACATTAACAGTGACGGAAATCCAAGTGTGGGAGCACCCACGCAGGGAAAACGTGACCATGGGGACGGTGGCGTTGTGTGAGGCGGTGATGGGGTAGATGAATTTTGAGCCATGCAAGATGCAGGGATATCTAACTGGACCAGAAGTAGAAGCCATCATGTTTGAAGCTGGGTATTTGGCGCAAGCCCTGTATGAATCATCTGCCCCGAAAAACACCGGCCGGTTAGCGGCATCGTCTGTCGTTGATGTGGAAATAGCGCGCCCCTATCCGATGGGAGATCCGCGGTGGGTGGCTACGTTATCAGTGGAAAGCCCGTATGGTGTGCCGGTGTTTTTCGGCCACATGACAAACCCGCCGGTTCCCAAGCCTCCGCGTCGCAGGAAACCACCTCGAAGGATCGCTCCTAACCGGGCGTTACACCGAGTAGTAGAAGCAGTGAAAATATAGAAAGTAGGTGATGAAAATGAAATTCCCGGAAGGGATTCGCCCGTGGCCTGATGCCGAAAACATTATTTGCGAACTGTTGGATGCCTTTGCTGTGGAGTGTGATCCCGCACCGCAAGTGTGTACATGGATTCCTGCGGACTACGAAAAAATCATCCGCCAGCATCCATTGATCGTGATCCAGCGCATCGGTGGGGTCGCAGCAGTAGCTGACCAGGTTGATAAACCAATCATTGAGATTGGTGTGGTATCAAAGCGGCGTGATGTTTCCAATGATCTGCTGCGACATATTCGGGCATGGATGCTGGATAATCAGGCGGAAGAGTTCTCCCGTACAGTACGCATCATTGACGTGTCCGAAGTGCAAGGGCCAACCATGCCGGTATGGGTAAATCCCGAAGACCGATATGTAAAGGCATTGTTCACGTTTGCTATCCGCAGGCCCCGATAAAAATAGCCTAACTCAAACCCTCATCCCCCAAACTGCAAGGAATGGGGGATTTCCTGTACCCGCTTAATATGGTGGGAGAAAGGTAGATAGAGCGTGACTACTACTGATTTCTATACGCTCAAAGACAAAGACGATAGTCTAGTATTTGCCGCTATCAACATGGTTGTTCTTCTCGCTGACTATGGGGCACCGATTCCTGAAGAACTCACTGAAAACGGCAAGCTGAAAGAACTTGGCTCTGAATGGTGGACTGCTGGTGAAATCGAACAAAAATCCGGCGTGGATCTTGCCCCAGACATGAAAGTCGAAGGTCCGGAAGGCTACGGTTCCCGTGGCCGCCGCAGGGATTTCATCACTGAAGAAACCTTCAATATCGACTTCACCCCGCAAGAAGCCCGCCGCCGCACGCTAGAAATGTACTACGATCTGGGCACTGGCGAGTACAAGAACGGATCGTATTACGCGAAAAAACGCCGTGCTGCCAAGATGAAAGAATACTCTTCGATCATCATTGGTTATGATGGTGAACCTGAAAACGAAATCTACCCGTATTGGATTTTCCCGAAGGTCACCGTCGAGAAGCGCGGCAAACAATCCGTTACGCAAACCAACGCGCTGACGTACCCATTGACACTGGCGGCTAAGGAGGACCCCGCCTATGGTGCGCTCTTTGGCTTCGGTATCACCGGCCCGGGGTTCACCCCTGAGCTAGCCCAGAAGATGGGCGTTACGGGCGTCCAAAAGCTGCTGAATGATAGCTTCAAGTATTCCGTGAAGGGAGCTACGGGCGGCACGTACACGATCAGTATCAACGGCAAAATGACCGCTACCATTGAGCACAATGCAACCGCTGCTGCTATTCAGGCAGCTATTCGTGCCTCGGGAGAAAACGAAGCCACAGTCGGCGGCACCGTGGATGCGGGGTTTACTATCACCAAAGTTTCCGCCGAGCCAACTGTGATTGCTACCGGCCTCACTGGTGGTGGTTTCCCCAAGACAGTAGAAGTCACAAAGCAGTAAAACCTACTCATCGACCAGTATGAAGGCCAGGCGTAATACCTGGCCTTCTCTGTCCTCATCCATATTCCAGGAAAGGAAAACACCCATGGCAAACCAGAACCGTAAACGACAACTACGCAGGCAACCATCGCGTAGCTCGACCCCTGTCGACTACGACGACTATGATGACGCTGCAGACGACACCAATTTCGAGGTAGAGGGCTACCCTGACGAAGAAACGGAATTGGAAGAAGATCAATTCGAGCGATTCCGTAAACGTGCCCAAGCCCTTCCCATTAAGGAAGTAAAAAACCGCAATCGGCGGACGGTACTTACCCGGAAGCCGTTTGTGCTGGGAGCGGACTACGGGTTTGACCCGGCAATAAAAATCCAAGCCCCCACCTACGTGGATCGCTTACGGTTGGAACAGATCTTAAAAGACCCCGATCAGCTCAGCAGTATCGACGTTTTACGGCTGATCTTCAAGGATAATTTGAACCGGTTCATCATGGCCATCAATGATGCCGAAGACGCCGAAATGATCGCCCTTGGTGTGATCGTCGCCTACTTTGAGCATTTCTACGGCAAAGGCCTGGTAGAAAAGATTACCGATTTTTCTACATTATTGCTCTGATTAACCATCGGGGCAAAGAACTACGGTGGGATTTCCATCGATATCTCAACATTGATATTGATGACTGGTTTATTGGAGTGCGGGACTGGCGAACGTTCCTGGAACTGGTAGAACAGTTACCTCAAGGATCTCACTACTGGGCGTCTGTCATTGATGACGATGATATCGCCCAGTACGCCATGGAACATCAAGACCATGATGTGGCCCATCGACCAGGGTTGCGTGAGTGGGATCCGATCCGGGAACAGTTAGCAGTAATCGAGAATCGCCTTATCCAGCTAGTGGCGGTGGGTAGTCAAGGCCAGGTGGGGCTTGATCCTGCTCCTTATCCCGAAACCGCCAGGGAACGTTTGGGTAAAACCCGGCTGAACGCTAAACGTGACCATATTTTAAGCCAGCTAGTAGGGGCTAGATACGACGACGGGGGGTGAGACCATCATGGCTGAATACACCGCCGGCGTCGCCAAGGTAGAGATTAGGCCTAACCTTGCAGGTTTCGCCCGTCGTCTTCGCGCCGAACTTGAAAGAATCGCTGCTACCTTTGGTGTAGAGATACTGCCGGATTTCGACCAGTTCCGTGAACAAGTCAAAGCAGAGCTGGCGGAATACGCTGAATCATTATCCATTACTGTTGATGCGGATACCAGCAAAGCACGCCGGAAAATCAACCGTATCACGGGCAAGAAAAACCTCACCCTGAATGTAGATGCTGATACTGGTGCTGCTGAGTCTCAGCTAGATACTACAGCCAGGGACCGGAAAACCGAGATTGAGGCCGACGCTGACACTGCTGCTGCGGAAACCCAGTTGGATGTCACAGCGCGTAACAGAGAATCAGAAATCAACGCTGATGCTGATACTGGTGCTGCTGAGTCTCAGCTAGATACAACGGCCAGGGACCGGAAAACCGAGATTGAGGCCGACGCTGACACTAGTGCAGCATCAGCGAAGTTAGCGGCGCTGGTGCGACGTCGCGTTGTTGAAATAGTGGCTAGGACTAATATCGGCCGCGCCGCTGCCCAGTTGGCTGGTCTCACAGTGCGGCGTACCACCGAGATTGCGGTCAGGGTTGGCAGAGCTGGTCTTGCTGCTGCCCAGGCGCAGATTGCTAGTATTACTGCTCACGCTAGGGCAGCAAGTGCTGCAATGGCTGGTCTTGCAGCCCGAGGTGTCGGATTGGGTGTGATCGGGGTTGCTGCCACTGGCGCTGTTGGCCCGCTTGCCGCTATGACTCAGGTGCTAGTGACGGCATCCGGCGCTCTGGCTACGCTACCAGCCCTAGCCGGCGCAGCCGCTGGCGCGCTCGCCGCTCTCGGCATTGGAGTGTCCGGGGTGGGTAAAGCATTTTCCACCATGGGCAAGGGTGCGGTGGCCGCCACTACTGACACCGATAAGTCCATGAAATCCGCTCAGCGGCAGGTAGAAAACGCAGAGCGTGGTATCGCCACAGCCCAACGCCGGGTAGAAGACGCCCACCGTGGGGTTGCCGACGCCGCCCGTAAAGTAGACGACGCCCACCGTGGCGTGGCAGATGCAGCCCGACGGGTAGAGGATGCGGAACGCAAGGTTGCTGATGCGGAGCGTGGTGTTGTTGAAGCCCAGAAGAATTCCCGCAAGGCCCAGCAGGATCTGAACCAGTCGAGGAAAGACGCTGCCCGGGATCTGCAAGATATGAAGCAGCAACTGCAAGATGCGGCCTTGAATGAAGAGGATGCAGTTTTAGCAGTTGCGCGTGCTAAACAGCGGCTACGGGAAGCTCAGGAAGACCCAGAATCCAGCCGTCTGGATATCGCCGAAGCTGATTTAGCATACCGTAAATCTCTGCGGTCTCTCGACGAAATGCGGGAGAAAAACAACAAATTGGCCCACGACACACAGGCAGCTTCGGATAAAGGTGTTGAGGGGTCAGACAAGGTCGTTGCGGCCAAGGAAAAAGTAGCGGAAGCAGCGGAAAAAGAAGCCGATGCGCAGCGTGGCGTAGAGGACGCCCACCGTGGTGTAGAAGATGCACAGCGTGGTGTGGAAGATGCACAGCGCCGGGTAGAAGACGCTTACCGTGGTGTGGAAGATGCACAGCGGAACCTGGCGGATGCGCAAGATAGTGTAGTTCAAGCGCAGGAACAGCTCGTTGATGCGCTTGATAACTATGCCGAAGCTGGCGAAAAAGCCACCAGTGGTACTGATGATTTTGCCGATGCGCTAGCGAACTTGTCTCCTAATGCCCAGGCTTTTGTGCTTGCTATCCAGGCGCTTAGTGCCCAGTGGAAAGAGCTTCGCCTGGAGGTACAGGATAATCTCTTCGCCGGCCTAGGCGAGTCCATCACGGATCTAGCTACCGCACAGCTGCCTATTCTCAGAGTCGGCTTAGCTGGTATCGCTGCTGAGATCAATTCCGGTTTACGGTCCACAATCGCAGCGTTAGCTAGTGAGTCTTCCCAGGTGGGGTTGGATCGTATGTTGGGCAACACCGCCGGGATGTTCGCTAACGTTAACCAGGCAGCCAGGCCACTTGCTCAAGCACTGGTGGACATTGGTGCGGCGGGATCTGCTTACTTACCGCAATTAGGCCAGTACTTAGGTGAGGCCGGCACTAGGTTGGCGGATTTCCTCAGCCAGTCAACTCAAAATGGACAATTCGATCAGTGGGTTCAAAACGGTGTTGAGGCCCTCAAAACCTTAGGGCACACCCTATCTAACATCGGCGGCATTATTTCCGGCGTGTTTCACGCGGCGTCCGCAGCCGGCCAGGCATCTTTAGGCCCATTGGGCCAGTTGCTGGAAATGGTCAACAACTTCGTTAACTCCATGGAAGGCCAACAAGCCCTCACGACGTTCTTCGGGGCTATGACCGATAGTCTCGCAGCACTAATGCCAATCCTATCCACGGCGCTGCAAACCATCGGCGGCACTATCATGCCGGCCATCGCCGAATTCATCCAGGCGGCCGCGCCGGGAATCCAAGTACTGGTGCAGGGCCTGGCGGATGGTTTAGCGGCATTTGCCCCAGCGATGGCCCCAATCGGTGAAGTAATCGGCCAACTGGGTGCTGCCCTGGGGCCGCTAGTGGCAGTTCTGGGCCAAGGATTGGCAGATGCGCTAATCCCGGTGGCGCAGGCTTTTGGCCAGCTCCTTGACGCACTGTCCCCACTGTTGCCGGTACTGGGTGAGGCATTCAATGCCGTGCTGGTGTCCGTGGCCCAGGTATTACTACAGGTAGCGGAGGCGCTAGCGCCGGTCATTACGGCGTTGGTGACGCAATTAACGCCGATCATTGAGCAGCTGACTCCGGTGTTCACACAATTGGCCCAGGTGATGGGTGATGCGCTGGTGCAGATGATCCAGCAGCTAGCCCCGTTGCTGCCACCATTGGTGGAGGTGTTTGCGCAGATAGCGCAGGCAGTAGTGCCGCTTATTTCAATGATGATTGAACAGTTGTCGCCAGTGCTGGCAATGATTATGCCGGTATTGGTGCAGGTCGCCCAGATTCTAGGTGAAGCGATCCTCAATGCACTAAACCAGCTGGCACCGGTATTCCCGACGTTAGTGCAGGCGTTCGGGTCTTTGCTGGAGGCGGTGTTACCGCTGATTCCGATGCTGCTTCAGCTCGCGGTAGATGTGATTACCCCGCTGATTCCTGCGGTGATTGCTCTGGTGCCGGCCGTGGTGTCCATTGTCGAGGGATTCGTGTCTCTGCTGGAGGCAGTAGCTCCGTTGATTCCGATTCTTGCTGAGCTGTTGGTGGAATGTATCACCCCACTAATTCCGATGATTATTTCCCTGGTGCCGGCAGTCGTGGGCATTGTGGACGCTTTCGTGTCCGTGGTCCAGGCGGTAGTGCCGGTCATCACCATATTGGATGAACTCATCGGTATTTTATTGCAGGTGCTCGCCACCGTCATTGGCGTGGTAGGGGATATTGTTGCCAAGTTCATTACCCTTGGTGTGGACGTTGTGTCCACGGTGATAGAGTTCGGCGCTGGCATCGTGGGCGGCTTCGCGGACATGATCCAACAGGTCATCCACGCGATCGTGGATTTCGCTAGTGACCTTATCCAGAAGTTCAACGAACTGTGGGCTGGTGCCGCGAACGCCACATCAAAGGGGATTAATTCCCTCATGGAATGGGTACGCGGTATCAAAGATTCCATCCTTGATGCTTTCCACAATGCTGGTAGCTGGCTGGTCCAGATTGGTAAAGACCTGATTATGGGCCTGTGGTCTGGCATTAAACACATGTGGCACATGCTCACCAGCGGTGATGACAATGATGGTGATGATCCTGGTACCGGCTACGGTGACGGGGGAGTAACCCATTACGCTAATGGCGGCACACGCCTATCGAAGCAGGATGCCCAAATCGCCCCCGGCGGCTCATACCTGGTGTGGGCTGAAGACGAAACCCAAGGCGAGGCATTCATTCCACTGGCCCCGTCAAAGCGGAAACGTAGCACCCAGATCCTGGCTCAAACCGCAAACATTATGGGCTTTGACGTAGTGGAAAAGACTACCCGCACTAAAGTCACCTACGATGGGACAGACGTTACCCCACAAGCTCCCCGGAGGTTTGCTGACGGTGGTATTACCATCCAAAAACTGGACGAGTTCGCCCACGAGATCGAGGGGCAGCCGTACGGGCAAACACAGTGGGGTGATGGCCCCGGTGCGGTAAGTGCCATTAGCCGTTACGCTGTGGGGTTGGATGCGTGGAGTGACCAGTTCTCGCTTGCCATGGAAGCCAAAGCCCTATCAAACTTGGGCTTTAATACCGGCCGCGGTGATTTCGGAGACCTGCAGGTCGGCTGGTTCGGCACTGACCCTGATGGTGAGGAAGGACATACCGCCCTCACTGTCCCGTCTGGTGTGGCGGTAGAAATGGGCGGCGAACGCGGCGATGGGCAATACGGTGGTGCCGCTGCTGGTGCTGACGACCCACAGTTCACCGAGCACGCATATTTACCAGGTGCGTTCTTCACGGAGGTGGAGGTACCAGCGGATAAAGATTTGGAAGAAATCGTTGATCAGCAGCAGTCGGATTCTGCTACAGATGCGGATCGTATTGATGCTGTGGTCCGAACAAAGTCTTCCGATGATGCTTATGATCTGGGCTCTTCCTATGATTCCAATGATGATGCGCCTTCGTATTCGCTTCTGGGATCCCGTTCTAGTTCTAGGGGTGCGGATTCGGATTATGATTATGCGCCCCGGGATTATTCCGACCCCTCATATGGTGGCGGATATACGGGAGATGATTTATCCGATGTGACGGATGTGTCTGCTAATGATTTGAAGGATTTCCGAAAATCATCACGGTCGAACCCTGACTCGTACGGCACGAGGTCGAAGAAAAAGAAATCGAACACCCCATCAACTTTCTCTGAAATTTTGGGTAAGTTCGCTAAGGATTTCGTGTCCGGCCAGGTGAAAGACGCCCTAGGGCTAGTGGGGATTTCCGATGATATCCCTATCGTTAAGGCGTATTCGCAATGGATGGATACCCGTGATAAAGCATCTGATACCCGCGGCAAATCCACTTACTCGAAAGCTAGGGATGTACAGAACGCCGAGAAAATAGCGGCCGATATGCTATCCCAATACCCGGGCATAACCACAGACAAGATTGTCGGCGCCGATTTGATCGGTGGCCTGAACCCCAAAGCATTCGCCTTAGGTGGTTTAGTTACCGGCCCCGGTGGATCTATGGATGACGCCATATTATCCACACTTTCCAACGGCGAGTTCGTAGTTCGTGAAGCCTCGGCACGGCATCTTCGCCCGTGGCTGGAACAAATCAACGCCCAGCCTCAGCTAGCCCGGGAAGTAGCTAAAGCATCATCCTTCAGACCCGCCACGGCTGCGCAGGGACGAACGGTTGAAGTGCACTATCACGTGGAAACCAACAATGTCGACGAGGGACTACGCCGCGCAGACCTGCACTCAAAGCAGTTGGTCATGGCCATCGAAGGTGCATAACAAGAAAGGAGAAGATTGTGGCATCGGAACTGGATTTGTTTGAGACTCCCGCCTTGATTGAGATTATCGGTTGTGACGGGCAGTTGTGGACAGTATCCGGTCCTGGCATGGGGCGCGAGGGCGTAGAACTAGCAAAGAACCCTCAAGGCCTCCATGACGAGGCACCGTTTAAACAGATTTGGCAGCAAGGCGCATCCCAGGACGGCGCAACCCTCCTCAGCTATAACATCGAACCCTTGGACCTCGTGTTGGCGTTCGATATTGTGGGAGATGAGAGAGCATGGTCGGAAATCGAGGCGGAATTCTATGCCAGCTTCGATTATATTCGACCTGCTCAAATCCGGGTAACGACGGATATTTCCACCAGAACCCTGGATGTTGTGAAGCTGGAGAAAACCCAAACAAAATCCGAGCGGGACCCGAGAATTTGGGGCTGGTCGCAAATGACCATCACTCTTAGAGCACCCATGCCGTTTTGGGTAGGGGAAACCTACGTGTCCGAGATTGCACTAAGTGGCACCAGTCAGGGAACCCTTTATGTACAAAACCCAGCAGACTGTGAGCTCTGGCCCATGTGGACACTCACTGGGCCGGGTAAATGGACAATCCCCGACATGAACCTGAGCGCCGGACCCCGCAAGATCGAATGCCCAGCGCTCACCCGCATCCAATCACTCACGATCAACACACACCCGCGAGAAGAATCCTACGTGGCCAGCGACGGTTCCAACTTCGCCGGGCGTTTCGGCGGCGTGGAATTCCTCTACCCGATACCACCCCGCACGACGCAAAAAGCAATAGCCGTCAAAGTGGAAGGCGGAGAAGCGAACCTGTCATCATGCCAAATCCGCATGGTAGAGCACTGGCAGCGAGCATACGGAGGAGGTGCCTGATGCAGATCATCCCACCATATATTGGTGATATTCCCCATGAGAAACTTGAAGCAGCCTGGAAACACGGACAGCAAACCCGCGCGAAACGTGCCGAGGCTCGCAGAACAAAACCCCTCATCAGGATTTGGGACGGTAACTGGAATTATGTTGGCACCATCACCGGAGTTGTCATAGAGGCCAGAACCCAGTGGAAACTCAACGACACCGGCGGGGCAACCATTACATTACCTATCGACCACTGGATATCCGCATGGATCCTCCGATTCGATAGTCGGGACGTGAAAAATATCCACATCACATCCGACAAGGACGGCACCCGCTGGGGTGGCAGAGTCACCAGCGTCAACATCATTAAAAATACAGATGGCACTCGACTGCTAGAGCTTCAAGCTCTCCACGACTACGAAGAACTCAAGCACATCCTTGTGTGGCCTAATCCGCTCACGCCCGCCCCGGTGCAATTCCCCAGGACATTCATCATGATGGGCCCCACTGCCTGGGCTCTAAAATGCGCGTTGGCCATAAACCTCTGGCGGCTAGAAGGATCAGCATGGGTACTACCCAACGACCCGTTAGACCCCACATCATGGCTCGACACCTGGGACACCTCCCGATGGGCAATCCAAATTGCGCCGGGTTCGCTTGGCGCTGACCCTTCTCCGTGGACGATCGTGTCGTCCCGGATGAAGTATTGGCATGAGATGGCTAAGGATAAGTTGGAAGATGCACAGTTGATGGTGACGTGCCGGAGGTGGCTCACGGGTGATCCGTTGCCATGGCCACGGGCAAGAATCCGCCATGGTTGTCTCATCGTGGATATCGTGAACAAGTCTGGCTATTGGGGGCAGGATGGTACTGCCTTGCGCGGCAATGTGATTAGTGGTTTTGTCCGTACGGTACAGCAATTGACGAAGGGGAATATTGATACCCAATCGACAGTGGTGTCCAATCCGAATGTGCCGGAATATCAGAAGCCGGATTGGTTAGGTACTGTACCGCGTGCACCATATGTGTTGTATCGGGACGGCAGGTTGTCCGGCCTGGAGTCCGCCCAGTTCTCCTACAAGCCGGCGACTGCGGTACAAGTAGTGGCCGGTGGACACTCCACTTATGGTGTCAATGAGGCCATCAGCGCGGCAGTGAGTATGTTGGGAAATTACTTGGGCATGTTTATTGCAGCCCCTAGCCTGGGCCCCATAGCTGATACGTTACTCAAACCGTTTTACGAGGACACGTTGTTGGCATGGATGGCGGAAAAGTCCGCTGACCGATCTAGGTCTCTAGGGTGGTCAAAATATTGGGAACATTTCTCCGATGGTTCCGATCGTGCCTACACCCTATCGGCTTTAGCGGTACTGCGGAAAGGTTTTTGGGAAACGCGGGAAAAGGTATCCCATCAAATGAGAATCGTCGATGGTGCCCCCTGGCATGTTGGTGAGAATGGTCAAGGGCATTTCTTCCTAGGCGACCGGGTGGGTGCCACAATTATCGGGCTGCCGGAAAACAAAGTAGTGGTAGAGCAAGTGACAGAACTGGTGTACCGCTATAGCCGTGACCAAGTGGGCTGGGAAATAACCTGCGGTGATCGTGCCTCCCAGGAATCCCCCTTGGAGAAAATCCTGGGCCGAGTAAAAAATGCCACCGCAGCTATCCACGATCTAGGAGTGATCTAAAAATGGGAATCCCTATTCAGTCGTCGTGCGATATGACGAATCCCGAGGAGCAAGCTCTATGGGCCCTGGTGGCTTTGCCAGGCCCTGGCGCTACCGCACCGTTGGTGTTGCCGGTCGATGTGATGCGGCAGTGGTCACAGCGTCTTTACGATTGTGGTTTCCGGCATCACCCAGAAGAACAAACTGTCAAGTACGTGCCGCCTGGCCCCGATACGGATTGGGTGATGGGTGCAGCCGGCAGATGGGTGCCTATTGACGAACCCCTGGACGCTGAGCAGACTGCCCCGGATATCAGCCACCTCACCATGGCGGAAAAACAAGTATTGCTGCGCCGGCTAGAAACCGAGATCCACCCGGAAACACCAGAAGGGACCGAAGACACGGCGAGGGTGATCGAGGATGAGTGACGATAAAAGCCTTATCGAATCCGGCACCTACCCGGTGACCCCGGGCATGGATGCGGTGGTGGGGGCCCAGGTCAAATCCATTACCGCGCAGACGGAGGAATCTGTCAAGGCATTGGCCAGGAAACGCGCTGAAACTGCATTGAATCTTGGTGATCAGTCACTATCGCAGATATTCACCCGATTCGGCACGGCAATCTTGAAAGGTTTGAAAGACATTGTGCAACTAGTGCGCGATGGTGGTGCGTTAATTGTGAGTACTGCGTTCGGGTTCATTAATGGATTGTTGGGGGATTTCGGCAGGGCTCTGAAATCGCTCATTACCCCAATGAAAGAGGAAATAGAGGCCCAGAAATCTGGACAGCTCATCCTGAACAAACGGCTGGACCTGGTTTCTGACACCGATGGGTACCTGTGTGCATATCAGTCGAAGAACATCAATATCGAATGGTCTAGCGATAACTGGCGTAAGGTGCCTTTTGACGCCCAACTAGGGCCGAATAAAAACGCCTATATTTCAGACGCCGGCGATTTTATCCTGAACGCCAAAGGGCTATGGACTATCAACGCCCGAGTACGTGCTGTAGGGACCACCTATACAGGCGGCAACTTCTGTTACCTGAAAATCACGATCCTCAACCCAGATGGGAAAACGGAATACCACACCAGCATTATCGAGACCGAGGTTCCCTATAACCGGGACCATACGCTAGAGACGTTCATGCCGGTGGTGATTCCCACAGCCGGATACCAAGTTCGTATTGATGTGTATTCTGCGAACTGGCGTTGGTTCCGTGGCGGCACACAGCATTCTTCTCTATCAGCGATACGGCATTCCCATGATGCTGTGCATATGGGGACTGCGGAAGTATCAGATGAAACTAAGCCGAAAGGAATGTGATAAAGATGCGGAATTTAAGTATCAATCTCGCCGATGTTGGGGGCATTCCCCATGAAGGCGACTATGTATTGCTGTATGCTCCACGGGTGCGCTCTTCTGCAGATGCATCGGACGGCGTGGTAACTACTACACCTATGAAAGTAACCTTGTCCCGTGGTAAAGCCACTGTACAGGTGGAACCAGGGCCGCTCATGGTTCAGCTGCGATGTAAAGGGCTCCGTGACATGGAACCTTTCGAAGTCGTCATTCCAGAAGGGGCAGGAGAAGCCCGATTAGTAGACGTCATGACCACACAATATCGATACACGCCTCGCGGCATAGCTCCACTGGAAGCGATTGCCGAGCGCGCCCAGGCAGCAGAGCGTACGGCGCTAATACATGCTCAAACTGCGGAACGCCAAATGGATGTACTGGTGGCAAGGACTAAGGATGCGATAGGATCTGCTGGTGATCTACTGCGAAAAGAGATCAAAAGTGATGTAGATAAAGCTAAGGGCATCAGGGAGGATGCGCTATCAGCTGCGAATAGTCGACGTGTGGCAGAAACTGCTGCTGCATCAGCTGCCAAGTCGGAGCAACAGAGCAAAAATTACGCTCAGGTCACAGAAGAATGGAAAAGGCAAACTATTGAAGCACGTGCTGGCATGGACCAAAAGGTCCGTGAAGCAGCAGCACACGAGGCCGCTGCTGCGGCCTCAGCGCAAAGTGCTCAGCAAGCAGAGTCAAATGCTTTAGTATCTGCCCAGGCCGCGAAAACTTCGGAAGATGCTGCAAAGAAATCATCAGATCAAGCATCGAAGTCTGCCGAAAGTGCCCACGCTGATGCGCAACGAATAGTGAAATCTATGGCTGATGGCATTCCACAAGGTGGCATCACCTACGAGCATTTAGATACCGGTGTGATTACTCGCATCAGCTCACTCATCAACCAGGATATTGATGCTTTAGTAGATGGTGCACCAGAGGACCTTAACACTCTTAAAAAGTTAGCTGATGCCAAAGCCCCTAAAATTCATGTTCATGAGTTGAGGGATATCACTGGTTTGCAAAGCAAACTAGACAGTATTAATTCTACCCTGAGTAAAATGATTGGTGGAGATTATGTCCTCTTCGATAACAACTACATTATGCTCGCGCGTATTGGTTTCTTCGTCTACGCTACTGTTCTAGCGGATAAACCTGGGGTAAAAGGTAAGGTACCTGAAAAATACGCACACCACCACCCAAGAGATGTGGTTTTTCCATTATTTACTCCAGGAAAACCGTCAGCAACAGGGTTGTTTACTCTTAGTACGACCGGAGAAATCTCTGTGGATTTTGTTGATCCTAGCGTAACGATGGTAAATGGAGCAGGGCTGTATCTGCGGAAGAACTACCTCTATAGTTAGTATTCAAGCTTATTCAGACATTGTGAAAACTTATCTACACCGACAGGTAGAAAATCAGAAAGAATAGGTAATCTAGCTTTTCCTTATTCCCGGAAACTAGTCATGTGTGGGAGAGCCGAATAGGCTTCAACTGCGGAAATAGCATTTAACCGTTGGGGAAATATATTGAAGGAGAAAAACATTGTTAACCGTTCTTGATTACAGTGCTGGCGTGCCGCCAGCTGCGGCGATTCGTGCCGCCGGCCATGATGGCGTGATCCGCTACATCAGCCCACCCAGGGCTAGCTGGATGCTAGGCAAACCCATCCAGAAGACTGAACTAGATGACCTCCAAGCTCATGGCCTGGGGGTCGCTTTCGTATGGCAGTTCGGAAAAGAAGATGATTCCGATGTGATGCGAGGCTATAACGGTGGCCTAGCCGACGCCCAGGCCGTCCAGCGGAAACTTGATGAGCTTGGGTGTAACGATCACCCCGTGTTCTTCGCGGTGGATTTCCCTATCAGCCTCGATGAGTGGAACGGTGTCGCATCCGAGTATTTCTGCGCCTGTTGTGAAGTCTTAGGGCGTGCCCGGGTCGGTATTTATGGGCATTCCAGGGTCATTGCTTGGGCTGCCGTGGACGAAGTCATCGCCGACCTGGGGGACGGCAAGTATCTGGCGTGGCAGACCGCGGCCTGGAGCGAAGGCGTCCTAGCCACGGAAGCAGTGCTCTATCAGCGCCCGGGAAGCGAAGTTGTGGGCGGTGTTGACTGCGATATTAATTTCGTGCTCGGCGATTACTGGGGCCAACGCCCAAACAACGCCGCATCACGCTACGCCCCCATCCCAGTATCTGAAACCCCAGCCCAAGAAGAAGGAGGACCCATGGAAATTCGCTACGATGCCGATTTTACTGCGGACATGCCTGGTGTCGGCTACCGGTCGCTCAGCGCTATCCAGTCCATCTGTGTCCACACGGTGGAGTGCCCGCCGGAACGTGATGGCATTGCCGTAGCCCAGTGGCAAACGAATCCCGCTAACGGCTCTAGCTATAACGTGCTTGCTGGCGCCGACGGCATTTTAATTTTGTGCAACACCGATGATTTCATGCCGTACGCCGCAGGCCCCACCGGCAACGCTCGTTGCCTGCACATCAGTTTGACAGGCTACGCCAGCATGAGCCGGGAGGACTGGCTTGACGACGACCAAAAGCTGCGGCGGACCGCCGAACAAATCGCCAGCTGGTCGCAACTCTACGACATCCCCCTAGAGTTCATCGACGCCGATCAACTCCGCGCTGGGGCTCGTGGTGTTCATGGCCATGCGGAAATTTCCGCAGCTTGGCGGGAAGTCGATCACACCGACCCTGGCCCCGGCTTCCCGTTTGATGTCGTGCTGGACTACGCCGCCGAGCTGCTCGACTCACCGAACCAACCACAACAAGAACTAGAAAAGGAGGAGCCACGCATGGTGCGCTGGATCCTAGACCAACTTGTCGGCCCCGAATGGAAAGACAACAAACCGCTTTTCACCGGCTGGAAAGCCACCGAAGGCAAAACCTTTGTCGACTTCGTGGCCGACAAAATCAAACTCATCCCCGAAATCGCCCGCACGGTAGCTACACTCCCGGAGCGACTCGACCGGATCGAAACCCTACTCAAGGAAGGAAACACCAAGTAAAATGTGGACCCGTATTTTTTGGATTGATGCTGCTGACCGTGTGGCACGGACTTTCGCTCAGGCACTGCTAGCAACCATCACGATCGGCGATGCTGTCTACAGCGTGGACTGGCAAGCTGGCCTGGGCATTGCGGTTACCGCAGCTATCGCATCCATTTTGACTTCTATCGCAACGTCAAAAGTTGGTGCGGCGGGTACGCCGGCGGTGGTGATTCCAGCTGCTGAGGCTACGCCAACACCGGCTAATACCGCACCTGCGGCTACTGCTGATGCCCACGCTCCGGCCCACCATCGGGAGGTGAAGGAATGGCCGACCAACTAATCGCGTTCGTCACTGCGGTGGAGGCGTTGATCCGTAGCCTGGACCCCACCTTGGTGGCGGCAGTGGTCGATTCCGCGGTGGCCCTATCCTAGGACTGGAGGCCACATGGACCCAGCTGTAGCAGGGCTATCCCTATCGGGTCTAGGAATTACCGAAAGCATCGGCATCGCGCTTCTCACCCTGGTGACTACGCTGACCACCACGGTGATTGTACAGAGAACCCTCTGGCGGACAAAGGCACTGGAGGCGGCGGCGGCGCGCGCTGTTGCTGAGCGGGAAGCAGAAACCGCCAAAGCCCAGCTGGCACAGAGTGAGCTTCAGCTCACCCTCGAAGCCGGTACTCGGCTACGCGAGGATCTATGGCGGAAGATTGAGAAGCTAGAGGCCCAACAGACCGAAATGGAACACACCATTGACGCCATGAGATCCGAGCGGATCCTTGATGTGCAGGTGCGTTTAACACTTCGTACATTGTTGGAGACCTACCCGAATCCGCCTGGCCGCCCTGTCATCCCCTCAGCTGTGGAACGTGTTCTTGCTATCAGTGAGGACACTGATAATCTGATCCGAGACCGGAATGATACTTAGTTGTTGATGCCCTACCAGGTTTCTAGCCTTGGTAGGGCTTATTCTTATGTGCTAGTGCATCGTTGTATTTGGCATGAATTTGGCATATAGGGCAAATAATTTTCCTGACATACCCTTTTACCTTAAATTTTATATGGAGCAATTCAATTCCCGGCGGCTCCACGGTTAACCCCCAGGTTCACATGTTGGACCTGGGGGGTTTTCTTTTTACACTAGGGGTTTATTGTTGGGTGCTCCTCTCATTGCGAGGCGCGTCAGGCTCAGTATCAGGAGTATGTTTGGGCTCTTTCTGACGATCTGAATTTCACTCAGTCTGCTCACGCTGTCGTCGTGTTGAAACAGACGGTGAAGGTGTGCCACACATGTGTATTCGCTCAAGTGGGCGGTGCAAGTGTACTGGCATCGCCCCGCAGGTGGATTGGCGCCGTCCATGCAAGAAGGTTGACATCATTGCAGTGGGTAGACAAACGATTTTCGTCCCTGCAGGAGCACATGCTCATCTTGGGTGGGTAAGCGGCCCCAGAGCGTCCTAAAAATGCGAAGACTGGTGTTTGAGAGTCATCATCTGAGATAAACGCATGATGCAGCAGAGGCTGGAAGAGTTTTGCACCTGCTTACCTCGGTGGTTCCCACATCAGTCAGAGCAAGAAGCACGTCGCAACCACCCCGATAGAATTTGCCGCCTTGACCTTCTTGGCGACCGTCACAGTCTGATAATTGGCTCCCTCTGGGCCTCGCATGCAATCTTCTCTCATTCCCGTGAGAGTCCATCTGCTGAGGTGTTTCGAGTGCAGTGCCCTGCGTCGGCATCGAAAACACTAAAGGTAGTCCCTTGGGATGGAACATCAGCATCGTGGGCCGCTCCTTGAGGATCGAGCCGCACAACTAGATCGGTGGGGGACTCTCCGCTTCCCTCGTTATCTCTGTGTGGGCTCTATCGAAAGCAGTTCGCTTCCCGAGGTCTGTGAGATGCGCTCCTGGTCTCTGCAAGGTTGGGCACTATAGCCTTGAGATCCTCGTAGTCGGAACGCTTTTCACACTCGTGTGCGAGGTGTTGTCCGACGATTGTGTTGAGTTTGGCTTACGTTACGTCGAAGCGTAGCAGCCACAGACTCAAGCGTTGCGTGCCTCAGCGATCAGGGCGTCCATTTGATCTGGGAAGTCAGCACTGATCTGTGGACCAATCTCCGGTCCCACCTGATCTGAGCCATCCCCGGAGATTGTCAGTCGATGGGTGATCTTAGTGCCATCCTCGACCTTCTCAAACTGATGGGCAAACCGTAGGACTAGACCGTTGAACTCAGTCTCGTCGGCATATCGTAAGCCCGGAACGAACTCCACGACCTTCGAGATCATGGTGTCCTGACCAGCCGGAGTGACGTGGATCTTTGTGCCAACCCCTAGCGGACCCTCCGGGCGGAAGACATCACCACCAGGCAATACGATGCGACCCGAGTGTACCCCCTCAAACACTGACCATAGACGGTCAGTATCGACATCAGTTACCTGACTATGCTCCGTTTCCCACATCTTTTCCTCCTTAATTTGAATATCACCAATAAATAGCTCTATATAGATATCAGGTTCTTTGTATCTGAGTCAAGTAGTTGGCAGGATTCTGGGTGTGGGAAAGTTGGGGATGGTGGGGTTGGCTGGCTCGCGGGAGAGCGTGTGCGGGCTAGCCTCAATGAGGGGATGACCTTCATGGACAGGATCGAGAGCGTGGCTAAGTTGTAATCGTTTGGGTAGTAGACATATTCACCCTGTCCGTGAACCTCGCCAGAACGGTCTCACTTCTCCCATGAAATGGCCATATCGGTTAGAAGCTTATTCAGCTTCCTCAAACATGACTAGTCTCTGTAAGTAAGGAAGACCAAGCTAGATAGCATGTTCTTTCTGAT